TGGACGGTGGCACCACCATTGTCATTTATGACTTGAATCGTCCGCTGTTGGCTGATGCAGGAACTGCTGTAGGATATGCCACCGGAGCAGGCGGCACTGTGACACAGGGCACCAACCGTACAACTGGTGTTACACTCAGCAAACGTTCGGGTGCCATTACCTTGTTCACTGCGGCCGGTACCTCAGCCTACACCAGCTTCACTGTGACCAATACTTTGGTCAGTGCAACTGACACTGTTATTGTGAATCAAAAATCAGGAACCAATACCTATCTTGCATTTGTGACTGCTGTTGCTGATGGCAGTTTTAGAATTACATTTTCCTCCGTTAGTGGCACAGCATCAGACGCACCTGTGTTTAACTTTACAGTGATCAAAGGTGTTGCAGCTTAGTCGATCTGATACTGATATTGCAGTAGATCAGACCGAGTTTGCGGAGTCTCGAAGTCATTGACTGACCACAAACGATGCTGTTCTGTCAGATTGTTGTTGTGTTCAAACTTAAACACAGCATAGGCCCAGAACCAAGGATTTTGAATCAACATATTGTCAGCAATAGGAGTCAGAATTTCTTGCATGGATTGTGTGGCATCGTCTACTAGATCGATTTGTAATTGCAATTTGGTATATAGGTTTACCAACAATCGCTGATTGTTGTTTAAAGGCAAATGAAAATGTTGCTGCAACAAATCAGCCAAGTAGTCTAGATTAGTCAAATAATCAAAATCAATCACATTTTGAATAGTGTTTGTAGAGATGTCTTTGTGAATTTGATGATAATACTCTTGAATTAGATAGTAACATTTGTCATACCAAAATATCGGATCATTAATCCAGTCAGCTAAATCAAAACTTGGAAATTCTTCTAGCAATACTTTTTTCATAAAAATATTGTAGATAGCATTGTAGATTTTGCGAGTTGGTAAAATTCTAAACACAAGGTCTGAATCCTGCGCATGGCTTGGATCATGAGTTAGCACTACGTTGATACCATTCTGCTGACTACGCAAACAATCATTTATTCTAAAGTCCGCCACTGTGGCCGGATGATCAAGTATCACTGATTTAAGAAAGTGGCCCGAGTGCCCTTCACGAAACACAATCACTGCCTTCATTGAAAAACAATCCTATGCAATTCTGGATCAAAATCTCCAAGGCAAGTATTATGCATTGAGTCGTGTTGCTGTATTATATTCTGAAGAAAACTGCGTGCATCAATTGTTTTTCGATTTTTTACATAATCCCAGGCACGTCCTGGGCCATTGGCTTGAATATGTGCTTTAAGCCCCGCTGTGAGATAATTTAGACTATAATTTCCAGATGCAAAATGATCAATCAACTCTATTGGGTCACCAAATCGGGTTAGTGCAAAGTCTGCATGCCATTGATCCAATAGATGTAATCGATTAATGTTTAAAATACTCACAGTTCTATTAATACTAGGCACTGTGTTATGAGGCATTGTATCTAAGAATAATTGCCAGTTATCCTGGCACTGATGCCATTTTGCCGGATATCGTTGATATTCAAATCCAATGCCAATATCATCAATGCTGAACCTAGCTAGTACCAGTTTGAACTTTAAAAAAAATTCAGACATTTTGGGATTCAGCGCAACTGTTGCATTTGTACTAAATCGAAGAGTGCAATTTGAAAAATCAATTTTATCTTCAAACGCACTGAGATATTTTGATAAGTTGTTGTTCAACAAGGGCTCGCCGCCTGAGAAATTTATCTCCTTCACATGGCTTAGATCAAAGTCTTTGAATATTGAGTTAAATTCTTTTATTGAACTATTGTAATTTTTATGAATTTTGATTTGTTTGAGTTTGGCCCAACTACTGCTGCTGTGTTCACTGCAAATTTTGCAAGTGAGGTTACAATTAAGACTGGGAGTAAGATTCAACACAATGGGAGATCGATGATTGTGCAATAATCCATGTTGTTCATTAGCGCCTTGGCGATAACTTTTTATGGCGTTGTTTTCTTGGTCAATACAGGCTTTGCAACCAATTGGATCTATGTCATAGCCTGAATAAACATTGGGATTGTTGTCATTGTAACAACAAATGCCTGGGCTTGTACTTTTTGCACCAAATGCCAACCCATGCTGCATCAAAACACATTGCTTTGTCATGGGGAGATTTTCCATAGTTGTCTGTTGATTACTTGAATATTAAAATTTACTTTTGATCTAATTATATCTATTAAATTGTATTTGAGATGATTGTGTTGCACAAACATCGGCTCAAAGTTTATAACTGTGGTGGATTTTACCCAGATATTCAAAAATGTCGTAAACTGATCAACTGTGGCATATTTTAAAAACCAAGGATATTTAAACACCACAGGATGTTGATCAGAAATGTATGTGGGGCGATGTGTGAATATATCTGGTTCAATATGGCATGCAGGCCAATAATACTTGGCAATAGAATCTGACTCCAAGCATGTTGTGGTTATTCCAAACTGTTCAAAATACCAGCCAGCACAGTCAACTAGAACTAAATTTGTATCGGACAAATTATTTAGTATCCATTGATCGGTTCTGTCGATACTATATAATTTTCCGTGCCTTGTCTGTCGCCACTGTTTTAGGTTGCGCCTTGACAAATGATATAGTCGCAACTGTTGAATAAATCGTATGCGACCTTGATTTGAATATGATTCTACAATCTGCATAACCCATAACAATCCATTGGATGTGCGGCTACCATGTGATTACCATCAACTTGATCAAAAGTATGCAATCTATTAAACCCAGGATCACAGTATTTCATTACTGCGTCTAAGGCATGGCCTATGTCATCTGGTAACTCTAATTCAAAATCATGCGCCATTACTTCATAGCGATTGACAGCTACATACGCATAGTCAAAGCCTTGAATCATTTGTCTTACTTGAGTGACTAGGTTCTTGGTAGTGATACCAAGTAATTTTTTTCCAAATATGATCACTCCTTGGGCAGTATCATTGTTTATACAAAATTGTTGTTGGCAGATACTTTTAAAATTAGTGTTGTTTCCAAGCCATTTCCAACAAACATTCTTGTGGCTTTTAACAAAATTCAACATAACTTGCTCTTGTTTGAGAAGATTGTTGGCAGTTATTCCTGCGAACCCAGAAAGTTGCTGGTCGCGCCAACGATCATGATCAATCATGTTGATCTAATCTGTCCCAGCAGTTGTTTTAGTTTTGCACTCTGAACATCTGCTGTTACTTTTGGCTCAACGTCAAGTTTGGACATTGGCTTTTCCCAGGCAGGAGTTCCTGTGGCTCGTTCCCATGGTGGAGATGATTCACTTTCCCCTCCAGCATCAGCAGTCTTGACCTGGCTTCGGGCCTTGATTGAATCCATAATGGAACTTTGTGGTTTGCTATATCCAGTTCCTTCGTCCCCGCCCTCATCAGTAATGCGCATAGTTTCAATGTTGTACTCCAAATCAATCTTTTGACCAACGCCGGTCGAGCTTCGAGATTTCATACATTGTATCTGATACTTGCCGCGCTCTTTCATGGCACGTGACGTAAAGATACCAAACACGTTATCTGCGGTGTTGATCTTGGAAATACCACCTGAAATATGCGAGTGGTCAAATTCAATTTCCTCTACCGCACTACGGTTCAATTGCGATGCTGTGACCATTAGGATGCCCAGCTCCTTGGCCAAGTTGCGTAGTTCTTCTGACACATACTTGTCTTTCACAAACAAGTCATTGGGTGACACCTTGGCGCTGACAGGCATCAGCAAGTCCAAGTAGTCAATCATCACAAAGTCAACTCTCTTGCCTGTTTGAATTTGATACTCTTTCAAATACGCACGAATGTCGTTGATGTTGCTCTGTGCCGGCAAACCTTTCACTTGATAGTTGCCGGACTTTTTGGCCACAAGTTTGACCTTGAGTTCAGTTGTGTCCATGTCACGGCGGATGTCTTTGGTGCTCATGTTGGTTAACATGGCATCTGTTCGCAAACTTGTGAGTTCTTCTGAAAGTTCTAGTGTGATGTAAACACCACTCAGGCCTTGTTGCAACCAGTTTAGCGCAATGTTCATCATCACAAGACTCTTACCTGAACCGGATCCACCGGCAAAGATGTTGAGTTCACCGCGACTGAATCCGCCATACAACAGTCTATCCAGTTGTGGCCATCCTGTGCTTACTTGTCCACCCGAGTTGAAGTATTTCTCAATGCGAGACTTAGGATCAGCAAAGTAATCCGTGCCCATGTCTTTAGTGA